TGGAGGTTGGCGAACCCTGCGAAGGTTCCGCCCCGTCGCGGGTCAACTCGATCGTATAGGCAAGCGTGAATCCAACGCCGAACCGGTCGAGATTGGCATGATCTTCGTCCACGCGGACAACGGCGAACCAGCCAAACATCTTGCCGTCGCCGCGCATCACCGGAACGCGGGTTCCTGCGTCCATAAGGCTGCGGACTGTTTCGAGTTCGGTCATCCCGCCAACGCGCGAGGGCAACAATCGCCCGGACAGGGTGATACGGTCCTCGCCCTTGCCCATGAATTCGAGCGGCGGCCGGGAGCCCATCACCGCCTTTTCAGCAACCGCTGCACTGCCGGCACGCCGCATCGCGTCGGCGTTGAAAGGCATGGTGTCGAGGGTGATCGGGCCGATCTGGTAAAGCATCGTCGCTATCCCGCAAATTCGATATCGGCTTGCAGCCCGGCCAGCATGTCCCGCAGCCTGCGATCGAGCGCGGCGATTACCGCGTCCACATCGGCTTCCTTAGTGACGTGCAAATTGCCAATCAGCGGTGCGCTGACGGCCAGTTGGGCCGCGCGGCCGCCCATCATCCGGGACGTATCGGTCGCCGTGCTGATGTATCCCTGACCACCGGGCGTGAAGAGCTCCGGCCCTTCCTCGCCGACCAGGTAGGTCCGTCCGCCGGCCACAGCACCGCCGACCGCCCGGCCCGGCGCCCAAAGGCCACTCCATGCATCGCCGATGCCCTGCGCCATGCCGCTTGTCGCGTTTCCCACGCCTTCCGCTATTCCGCCCCCGAGCCCGACAATCGCATCCCCGACATTGATCGTGCCGATCGCGTCAAGGATCATCTGCGGCCACTGGCCGAACCAGGTGAGTATGTCCTGAAACTTGGCCACCAGCCCATCGAAGATCGCCTGCGCAATCGCAAGGCCGGTGTCGAAGAAACCTGCCGCCCAGCTCTGCAGGTCACCGCCCCAGTCGCGGAGAGTAACCACCATGAATTGATTGATTTGATCGTTGACGCTGGAGACCCATCGCTGCGCCGAAGTTACTGCATCGGCAAACATGGTCGGGATTGAACCGATCACGTCGAGAAGTCCACGCAGATTCTGGCCGGCGATGACGCCCAGCGCCGTACCGAGATTATATGCCTCGGTTGAGCTGGCATCCATTGGGCCTAAAAGCTCGGTAAACCAACTGACAGCGCCCTGAACCCAACCGGTAATCGGCTCGAGCGCCGGCATGATCGGGTCGATTGCCGCCACAAACCCGGCCCAGAGGCCTGAAAAGAAGGCCGAGAGCGGTTCCCAATTGTTGTAAATCCAGACGCCGGCCATCGCGATCCCGACAAGGATCGCGCCGATCCCAGTCGAAATCACGGCAAACCGCAGGGCAATCAACGCCCCGCGCACCAGGTTGAGCGGGTTAAGCAGCGTCAGGATGGCGCCGACTGCCCGCGTGGCGAACAGGGCGATCTCGATCAGCCCGCCCTTGAAAAACAACATCGCAAACCTGGCGGCTGCCGTTGCAACCCGCATCGCGATTAGGCCTCCGACCAGCGCCGCGATGGCGAGTACAAGCCCTTCGTGCTGCTGGATCAGCTCCGCAATCTGCAACAGCCATGGTCCGGTTACTTCAAGCACTGCATTCAGGGTTGGCAACAATGCGTTGCCGATACTCATCGAAACTTCGTTCAGGCGGTTTCGCCATTGCTGTAGCGCGAAATCCGTTGTCGCTGCACGAACCGCGAATTCGCGTGCAACCGACCCTGCGTACTCAGTCTCCTCGGCTACCAGTCCCAGCGTATCGCGCAATAGTTCGAGATTGCCCAGCAACGGCGCCAGTGCGCGTGCCTCATCGCCGAAGATATCAGTTATGAGGGAGGCCTGCAGGTGCTCGGGCATTTGGCCTAAACGGTCGATCACCAGCATGGTGGTGGCAACGGCATCCTCCTGCATTGATCGCGCCACGCCAGCAGCATCGAGGCCCAAGGCTTTGAGCGCATCCTTCTGGCGGGTCGTGGCACTGGCGCCGCGCGTCAGGGCACGGCCCATGTTGCGGAAAGATGTCGCGGCAACTTCGGCCTGGGCACCGGTGCCGATCATCGCCGATCCGAAAGCCAATGTTTGATCTCGTGAAAAGCCGAAGAATTCGCCTTGGGCGGCAACGGTAGAACCGAATCTGACAAGATCGACGGCCTTGGAAGCGGTATTGTCCGAAAGATGATTGATCGCGTCTGAATAGAGCTGCGTTTCATCGATCGTCATCCCCAGCGCTGCCCTGATCTTGGCCAACGTGTCGCCAGTCTCGCCGCCCGCCATGCCCCAGGCTACGGCCGCCTCGGCCGTCATGCGTGTGAAATCGAGCAGGTCGCTGTCATCTATCCCGGCCGCAGCAGCATTGGCGGCAAGCTCCGCTAGTTCGTTGATCGCCAGCGGCACATCGTTGGCCGCCATTTCACGGAGACCACTGCTGAAGTTCACGAGCCCGCTGTCGTCGAAATCGGTAACCTTGCGCACATCTGCCATGGCGCTCTCGAATTCCATGGCTGCCCTGATCGGTTCGCCCAAGGCCTTGGCGAATGCAATGGCCATCGCCGCAGCATCGAACATCTGGCCGCGAGCTTCGGCCATCGCACGACTGTTGGCGGCCTGCGCCCGTTCCAGACTTTCGACCTGCCCTGCAATGGCACGTGCTGGAGCGCTGGCCATGTCGACAAGCTTGACGATCAGCTCGGAAACCATGCTGGCCATGAGGTTCAACTTTCCAGAAGTCGGAGGTACGGCTAAGCTCCCCCGCACAACCAAATTTGGGGGAGAGCAACAGTGCTAAGAATGTTTGTAATTGCAGCCGCGATCGTCGCTGCTTTGTCGCTCGGGGCTACTGCCCAAGGTCTAGGATCGATGCAGGTCGCCAATGACCTGGGATCTGTGCTGGCTTCCGAAACAGCCTGCGAACTGAAGTTCAATCAAGCGGCTATCGCGGCTTACATCGATGAAAACGTCGAGGCGACCGATATGGGCTTTGCAAGCAACCTGTCGACGATGACTTCAGGTCACGAATATCGCCTGCGCGATATGTCAACTTCGGCAAAAACTGCGCATTGCGCGCAGATCAGCCGTGTCGCAAAATCTTACGGTTTCATCGACTAGAGCCTGTCCTGCACAATCATCGCTCGACCGCCGCTCGACCCGGGGTAAATCGCGATTGCCGACGCAGATCCATAGACATCCATGCCCTGGCCCGCCGCAGTGTCCGCCAGAGCCAGTCGCAGAAGACCCTCGAAAACGAGCGCTAGCCTTTCCGCCCCCTGGGCCGCTCCGCCTTGAGCACCCGATTGAGCGATTTCGAGAAATCGACAACCTTGTCGATGTCCCAATCCTCGATCTCATCAATCGGGGTGTTGGTGTGGCGCGCGAGGCCGGTTATGACGTCGCGCCAGTAACCGCCTTGGGCTTGTCCATTTCCCCCATCAGATCCGTCAAGCGCTTTCCCATCATTTTCGCGACGGCCTCCCCGACCGCCGCGACATCAACCGTGTCGAGTTCTTCGATCACCGCGAGCGGCACGCCGGCCAGGGCGGCGAACATGCGATAGCCCGCCTTGACCTTGCTGCCCTCATCCTCGGCAATATAGCTGTCGCGAGCCTTCATGCGGCGGATCGTCAACTGGTTGTAGCTGCGCGGGCTTCCCTCTCCCTCGATCGTTACTTCGACCGGAAATTCGAGCGGAACCACGATGGTGCGCGGCTTGTCATCGGCCGGCACGGGCTGTGTCTTGGTCATTGTTTGTCCCATTGGCTGGAATGCGTCATGCAGGATCCTGACGCGACGTCAAAGAGGTAAGCGCCGGGCTAGATGCCCAGCGCCCGGCGCTGATCCTCGAACATGTCGGCACCGTCGACGCGCAGGACGCGCTCGAAAACATCGACATAGAACAGCTCGCGCCCGTCGATGGAGAACTCAATATGGGTCACCTCCTTGAAGGTGTGCGTGCACCCCTGGAACTCGGCGGGGTCGCTGTCGTCGGGCTCCCATCCCGTGATCGCACCTTCGATGATGCAACGGCCGGGGACTGGACGGCCACCACCGGGCGCCTTGTTCACATAGGCTCCAGCAAACACCCAGCGTTCACGCTGGCCCATGCCGCGAAAAATCTCGATGTCGATCCCCTTGGCCTCGAATTTGGGCTCTGGCGCTTCGAGGCGCGGCTGGGTGAAATCGACGGCCATCACCGAACCACCCGGATTATGGCTGGCAGTCGCAAACGAGAGCGAGGGAATGGAGAGCTTGGAAATCGTCGTGGCGCGCGATGTCTCGGGCTCGGTAGCCCGGCGAACGTCGACGGCGGTCAGCATGTAGAAGGGCTGCATTTTAAAACCTCAATGGCAGGAAGTGCGGAAGGGGGGCCGGGCGCGAACGCCCAGCGATCAGGCAGCGCTCGAAAGCCGGGCGACGATATCGGCAACCAGCCCTTCGACTGCAGGGCGATAGCGGCGCACATCATGCTGGGCCAGACGGAACGCCGGCGCCGGTTCGACTGCCAGGTCGACC